GGGGCAGGAGGAATAGTATTCAAGTTTAATTTGAACCCTTCCATGGTTTAACTCTGTTTTTTATGATTCAAAGATAATACATTATTTTTTAATGTCATATTTGTATACTCTCCTGCCGGTGAACTACCCACCCACGGCAGAGCCGATGGGTTGGGCTTCCTGCTTCGCAGACAAAGGTAACCCTTCATCTCCACAGGCTTGAAATCCGACAATTCCTGCCGTATTGTTTTTTACAAATGCAAACATCTTTATATTATTGGCTGCTATTAAAGAAACTCCTCAATCTTGTGAATGTCCAATCCTGTATATGTATGAATTAATTTTCGCAAATCTAATCCACATTGGACTGCCATGTTCTCGCGGTCTTGCATTTTCATTTTGTCAAAGTCCTGATTATCCCACATCTTATCCATTAGTGCAGTTTGAAAAATAATCAAAGCGTTCATAAACTCTCTATTTGTATAATTTGGTTTATTCTCGTTTCCTTTTGCATAGGCATTTTGATTTAATATGTCATTTGCGATGATTTCTAATTCTTGTTTATAAGCTCTCATAATTTCCAACTTGAATATTTGTGCTTTTAATTTACTTTGTCGTGGCTCGATAGGGTAGCACATTTTAATCCCCAACTTGCCATATACGAAACGTTCACAAAATTACAAAACGCAAACGACAAAACCAAATATTTAAAGGATTATTTTTACCGTTCAACGAGCTTTTTTATCTCAGGGTTCTTTTTTATGATATTCTCCCGTATGTCCACTACTCTCTTCCCATACACGGGATTCTTAGCCATATCTATTGGCTCTTTACTGACATCCAAGCCATATACCTTCTTAACACCGCCCCCTCCAAAGGACTGACTACTGATCTTACCATAGCCGTTCCACGCCTGCAAAACCTCTTCGTCAGTCTTTTTCCCCAACCTCCGTGCTAACTTCATTTTATCCTGTAACTCAAGCATGGTCAGGTCAAGAAAATCTTCCTCTGCCGTTTCTGGGTTAAGTCTCCCTCCTGAAAGCAGATTCATGGGATTAGAATAGTATTCGTCACTAAAGCCCGTCTCTTGATGTGCGATAGCCAACGCAGTATAGGGATCAATACCGTAGTCCTTAGCTTTCTTTATAATCTTCTTTATGAGTTCTGAGTCTGCCTCAACGTGGAGTCTGCGTCTGTCATCAACTGGCTCCCCTGTAACCAAATCCACCTGCCTCTCGTCTTTTATCTTTATCTTCGTTCTCGGCCTTGGTTCTAAGTCCCAATACTGCATCTTAAAGTCATTCATGGTCTTGGTATAAAAACCATCGGCCTTCATGAGGCTATAAAGAGAATATAGCTTATTAGGGTCTGAAAACTGTTGCTTAAAATCTTCGTAGGATTTAGTGTATAACCTATCCTCGTTTAATCGCTTCCATAACTTGTATTGGTTCTCCGGCATGGCTAAAACTATTAGGAGTAGTAGCTTAAAGATTATCGTACCTTCCTATCTGCTGTTGGCTCATGTCTGCCTGTGGTTGGTTCATTGTAGGCTCAAGCGGGGCTTCAGGTACGGACGGTGGTGTCATCTTGCCCTGCTCCATGAGATTTATCATATTCTCCACCTTTCCGAGTTCCATGTACAAGTCCGCATCGAGACCCTTTTGTGCTACAATATTCATGAGAATTTTATATCTATCAGTATAATTCATACTACCTCCCTGCTGTATTTACGTTCAATCCCTGTTCTGCTTCCATACCCTGTCTCACGGCTTCAAGCAAAGCAAGATTCCCCTCTAATTTGGTTTGTCCCATCTTTATCTGACCACGAAGACTCTCCTCTGCAATCTTAGCCTCAGCCTCCGCCTTAATCTTAGCAAGTTCACCCTGCATCTTCATCTGCTCGTTCTGTGCGTTGACCTGACCCTGTACCTGCATATTACGTTCTACCTGAGCCTGAGCCTCCTGCTTATTCTTTTCTATGGCATACTCAAGCTGTTTTTCTAAATCCAAGAGGTCTGCTCCATTCTCAAGCTGGCTCATGAAATATATAGCGTCATTAAGGTCTATGCCAGGTCTCTGCTCTCTTGTGTTCTGTAAGGCTATATCTATCCATTTTTCAAACCTCATCTTCTGTTTCATGTCGGGTTTGGCTTTAAGGCTTAACCCATACTGCACACCTTCTGACTCCATGATCCTAAGTGACTCCATGTCACTCGAACTAATGATGCCCACATACGCCTCTCTTATCTTCTCGCTATTCCTTATCCCTGTCTGTATCCTTCTCATTAGACACTCACCCGTGCCTTTCTTTATCTCATAACAGGCATCCATAATAGGTTTGAGAACATTTAACGTAGCCTGTAGTGCTGCCTGTGTAGTCCCAACGGGGGCATTAGGATCAGGTGACGCACCAAGACTCACAGGATTGATGCCCGTCATTAACTCCAACTGTCTGAATAACATCTCAAAGGTTTCCATGGTCTCCCTTACCCTCTCGCCCATGCCACCCTTAATAGGTGTAATGGGTGTAGCCGCACCCCCTGAATAAAGTCCTGTGCTTGCCGAATAAGAATATAACCAAAAGCCCGTCTGCCTGCCCAACTGTAATACTTCCCACGGTTTCAACTTACCACCGCCCATAGTTACATTACCGAGCATACTTGTATTGATAGCCACACCACTCTCTACCATCATGGCCAGAGAGTTTTGATAACGAAGATACGTCTGCGTCATTTGGTCAAGGATAGGCTTTATCCTCTTGATAAGAGACGGCCCGCTTAACTGCTCCACATGAACAGGCAACTGTGGTTTGCTCAGCCCGTTTCTTGATGCCATCTTTATGGGGCCGTAGTCAAAGACATAATCCGTATCTACAACCCAATATGCCTCGTATGGTTGTCTTACAAATATTCTTTTCTCCTCTTGCTTTGCCCCCGCTTTCTTGTTTGCTTCCGTTAAAGGCTTAACCACGCTATCAAAATCAAGATCAATGATAGAATTTCGCCCTCTGAAGCTCGTGTAATAGAGTTTTCGCTGAATGTCCGTGTCGATCCACCAAAAGTGGAGTATAGGTACTTTGAAGTCATCATATTTGTAAGTCCCATGCGTAGGATCGAGTTTGGACATTTTCTGGGCATCCCACACACCATTGGGGTTGTGATATTTTCCCCAAACAGTACTCGCCAGCTTGAGCCAATCTTCTTCCTTTAGGTCAGGTAATTTATTTCGTAGGTTGGATATGGTCATATACTGAAAGTATCCCGCATATTCCGCATCCTGATAATCCCTTTCCTGTGAGAACTGTATCATGAGCATAGCGGGGTCAAGATACCCTGTTTTCCACTTATTATCCTCTGCGTCAAAATAATCTTCCGTAGCACCATAACCCAAGTCGGCGAAGTCATCTATCAGCTTCTTTAGTATGACAGTATCCCACTCCGATATATTGAATGAATGCCTCAACACCTTCTGCATAGCACGAGCCACGTTGAGCTTAAAGCCGTCTTGAGCCTCAAACATGTCGAGTTCTTCTTTAGACTTAGGCAGGGGTACGTTCTCATCAATAGGAATACCCATCTCTGCTTTAATCTTATTCTGCCACTCTATGTTCTGCGCTTCTATGAACTTAACAAATTTCTGTTCCTCAGCAAGCCGTCTTGAGTCTGCGTCTATGGTATCTACAAACAGATCATAGTCTGCCTTATCAAACATACCATGTATCGAGTCTTTTATCATAGGAGCAGGGCTAAGGTTTTCCCACAAAATATTCAACCACCCCTCCCGTTTCCCTACTTTACTTATCGGCATATCATCAAAACTATCATAAACAGTCGATGAATCAGAACTGCTATTGTCTAATAACCATGCCTTATATTGATCTATGTCCTGCTCTCCCCTCGCATAAGCCCTTAATGTTGTAAACTCAAGCTGGCTGTCATAAGTCCATGCTGTCTTGCCAGAACACCAAAGAGAATACAATGCCTTTGACCACGCCAAACAATATTCAGCGTTCTTTTTCTTTGGGTCAATATCTCGGTTAGGAAAATTGAAATTAGAATTTTGATAACCCGATAATTGTGGTATTGCCATTATCTGTAAATTTTTACAAAGATACGCAGTTTTTAACTTATTGGCTGATGAGGTTTTTTGTGGAGTTGCATACCTTCATCACATTTTACCTGTCCTTAAACTCAACCCGCTTTTCTTATCTATCTCAGAGATCGTTGTATTGGTAAACTAC